AAGCATCGCCATTACTAATTCATCTTCATAAATCCCTTCAGATATATATTTATGCCTTTTCATTAGATAAGGTATATTATCTGTTGGGCTCCTGCCTATCAATTGCCAAGCGTCATCCCAAGTTCCCTCAATTCCATACATAGTTCTAACCAAAACATTCCAAACATCAGCAGTAACAACGGGGAAATTATTTATCCCATCACTCATATAAAAAAGATGTTGGTCGGTTGCATAAGCAATTTGCCCCGCCTGCATAGGGTTTGGAATATTTGCAAATAAATCATGTGTTACTACAATTTTCATTTTTACCTCTTTGAAAATAAAGGGGAGCTTTTGAGGTCTCCCCTCGTAGTTTGTAAGTTAGTTAAAAAATCAACTAATTAAAAAGTCCCGCAGTCAATATCGCCAAGCGTAAAATCATGAGTAACTGGATCAAGAACAATTGAACCTGAAGCGGTATAAACCACTGCATCAGTTCCGTCTTCTCCCGCAGGCCCAACTAAAGAAGTTGGAGATCCCCAAGGGGTTTCGCCAGTTCCTGCTTTTGGCCCGTAGAAGTTAAATAGTACTGTGTCAAGATAAAAGTCTCCTGCAACGCCTTCGGTGGTTGGAGCAACTGCGCCGGATAAAATCGTTTTTCCGTCAGCACCATCTGTTCCATCTGTTCCGTTAGTACCGTCAACTGCCGCTAATACTGGGGTGGTTGCTGTTCCTATCCAAAGTTGGGCGGTATCCGTAGTCCATGCCAATTCGCCGATATCTAAATCTTGAGGTAAATTTGCGAATAAACCGTTAAAAACTATAAAAGTATGTAATTTTGCCATTTCGTCTCCTATTTTTTATTATTAAAAAGTTCCACAATCTATATCCCCCAATTCTCCACCTGCAAAGATTGACCAATTTTGAGTTACCGAAGGTAAAACCCCTTGGCAAGCAAGCGTGCAGATAAAAGAACTACCTGAATAAAAAACCGCATCATTTATTGAATAAATCCTTGTTGGATTATAATCGCCGCACCAATTTAAACCTCTTGGGCCTTGTTTGCCTTCTTTTCCTCTTAACCCTGCCCCTACCATTTCTACTAATTGCTTACCCATTATTCCTATTTCCATTTTACACCCCCAGCGTTATATCGGGGATTAGCGTAATCTCTCCCGTAAAATAAGTGGCTACATCGGTTCCCAAAGAAACTTGTAAATCATAATAAGCCGTCGAAAAATGAAAAGCAGCGGTTTGTTCGGCAGTAATTATAGGATAAACTTCTGTATTCCCAGTCTCGGTATTATAAGAGATATCGAAGTTTTCATTGGTTAAAAGTTCTAGTATTTTTCTTTTACCAACCGTGTGTATTAGTGTCATTTTAAAGTTACAATCTGTTAGATCTTCACTAAAATGGAAACCTTCGTGAAAAGTATCACCTTGGCGTATATTAAAATCATATTTCATAATTTGCACCTCTTAAATTAAACCTATTTTGTCATAAATAAAGAGAGAAGGAACTATTGGAGGAACTTGAATTCCGCTGATACTACATAACTTATTTCCATTACTTATTATTACAAATAGCCCATTCCCATAAGCAATAGTAAGCCAATGCTGGGAACTCGGTAAAGTACTTTGGGTCCAAGTTATGCCATCTGGACTTGTTATAATAACATTAGTAGTAGCAAGTCTTATTGCTACAAATAATCCACTCCCATAAGCAAGAGCATACCAAGAACCTGAACTTGGTAAATCTCTTTGGGTCCAAGTTATGCCATCTGGACTAGTGGCAAATATATAAGAGGAGTTACTATTCATTATTACAAATAGTCCATTGCCATAAGCAAGAGCATACCAAGAACCTGAACTTGGTAAATTTCTTTGGGTCCAAGTTATGCCATCTGGACTAGTGGCAATGATAGTATTACCAGAACTAGCTATTACAAATAGTCCATTGCCATAGGCAAGAGAAACCCAATAACTTGCACTTGGTAAAGCTCTTAAGGTCCAAGTTATTCCATCAGGACTAGTGATAATAATAGTATTACTCGCAATAGGTATTAAAAATAGTCCATTCTTATAATAGATATGATTATAACTTCTGAACTCATAAATATTATTCCAAAATCCCGAATATGGTTCTGGTAAATTTCTTTGGGTCCAAGTTATGCAATCGGGACTAGTGATAATAATACCACCTGCCCTTACTATTACAAATAGTCCATTCCCATAAGCAATATCAGTCCAATAACTTGAAGTCGGTAAAGTTCTTTTGGTCCAAGTTATGCCATCTGGACTAGTTGCAATGATATTACTCTCAATTGAATAACCTAATATTACGAATAATCCACTCCCATAAGCAACAGCCCCCCATGGTTGAGAACTCGGCAAAGTTCTTTGGGTCCAAATCATACTATTATACTTCCGCTACCAATCCCTGTAGCCTGCCACATAACATTTTTGCAGTCCCCGGTAAAGACACAGGTAAAACCTAAAACATATTTATTATCGGTAGAATAAATATAAGAACTTACTTCTACATATTGCCCGGTAACCGCTCCGAAGAGACTAACCACAATAATAGGATTAGATTTTGTAATTTTTAGAAATTTAACATAACGCCCATTAGCCGTATCAAAAAACAAAATATCTGCCACTGTAGGGGTATTTGCCCCAGCAATAGTTATAGTCTTTTTTGCGTTATTAGCTTCGCCTATTTTTAGATTTATAATATTATTGAAGTTCATAAAGCCTCTAAGAAGGAGCTAAAGCCGTAAGGGTAGTGTGTAAAGAACCGGGTTGTATATCAATAGAAAAATCTGTTACTAACCAACTTCCAGTATTTCCCTGAGCATCTGTCCATACTAAAGTAGTCCAAAGAATTGGAGAGAAAGGAATACCTGCCATAGTTACACTTAAAACTCTTGCTCCCTTAGCCCCAAATTTATAAATATTTTTAGCCGTTGCCTGCATTTGTTCATCAGTATTTCCATAGACTACCGCATAAGAAGGTTGATTTCTTTTTGAGATATCATAATTAGCATTTTCGATTTCACTGCCAGTTCCAACATACCTTCCATAAGTAAAAGTCTTAGGACTATTACCATCTGTAACGATTACCGAAGTTGGAATTCCTAAATAGTTTAGACTAAACTTTGCGTCTTTTACCATTAAACCAACTGGCGCTGAATTAGCATCTATCGTATGACTTGCAAAAGAAGCAGAAAGCGTAGGCGTTATAGAAATAATTCTTAAAGCTCCTGAATTTGGTTCCGAAAATAAACAATAGCCGCCCATTTCTAAAAGTTTCATAATCTCATTCAAAAAAGTAGAATTGTCTATCTTATAAATCCCTTCGGTACAAAAATTACTTAAAGGAGTAGCAAGACTTATCGTATCAGGACATTGCGCCATATCATTCCCAGAAATTCCAGTTACTTCGGCTATCAAGGCATTTACTAAGGCAGCATAAGTGGTATATTGAGAATAGATTTCATTAGTTTTTAAAATAGCCCAAGTATTTTTTAAATCATCAAAGGTTAAATCTACCTTTCTTCCCCCATGTAAACGACTACAATCGGCATTAGTTAGAAGAAATTGATATTTATAAGTGCTTCCAATATCAATAGTCCAACGCCCTCCGTAATAATTTCCTGACGGATCTCTATTGTTTCCCGGAGTAACTACGGCGCCAGCTCTTGAAAAACCAACACCTAAATCTAGTGCAGAAACACTAGCACTTCCATTTCCAAAAACAGAACCGCTTAACGAAATTGAAAGGGGAACAAACCGTTCAGAAGCTACAGTTCCGGGATAAACTAAAATTTTTGGCATTGCATAAACGCCCATCCCTCTAAGATCAAGAGCCATTAAAAACTCCTAAGGAATAACATAAATAGTGCCAAGGGGAGCTGCCCCAGTTAAAGTAAGGGTAAAATAATAAATTTGAGAATTATTAACATCTAAGGCATTTGAATTATTACTTTCTTGAAGTTCCCAATAATAATAAGTGCCAGAACTTCCATTTAAATCAATAATTATTTGAGAAATAACATTTCCAGTTTCTAAAAAAACTGCGGATCTTAAAGCGTCAAGACCATCTTTACCTAAACATCTTAAGGTTATAGTCCTAAAAGTTTCAGGAGAACCTTGAAAAATAATTGGACCATTTATCCCATCCTCTCTTGACATATTTTGGCGAACCATATCCCCTGAATCACTGGTTATACTAACGCCTTCAATGGTTTTTCCATTTATACCCCAACTAACTTTATTATTTATAGGTAATTGCATAAGTTTCTCCTATCAACCATAAGTAAAGGGTTGAGTATAAACTCCGCCACTTATTTTTGAAGCAATACTTTTTGCTAAGCGATCTGCAAAATCGGGCGGTATATCTAAATAATTTTTATTTCCCGGCGTTCCATTATTTTTAGTATCGGTAGAGATTACCACATTTAAGGTGTCCTTTCTAGGAGGAGTAGGGGTTGTGGCTTTAGCAATTGGTAAAACAGGAGCTTTGGCCACCACGGGAACGGCAGCAGTTTTCGAGAGGGCAAGTTGAGGGAGTAAATTCATCAGAGTAATACCACCTAAGAACTTACTAAAAGGGCCTGCATCTACGCCCTGAATAGTTATTGCTTTCATAATTTCCAAGTTAGCTTTTAAACTCTTGGTTTGATCTTTCAAAGCTTTTGCCGCCGCAGCATTGGCTTCTGCTGTTTTTTGGGCCTCATCATAAATACCTTGATTATCTTTCTTTGCCTGTGCGAAGAGGTCTCCTTGTTTCTTAATGGCATTATTCGCTATTGTAGAGGCATTTTTTATATTATTCTGACCCATAGCTATTAAAGCCTCATCTTTAGCAATAGCCTCACCCCGATCTTTATTAGTTTGAGTTTGATTTATACCATATTCAGCATTTGCCTTATGAATCCCTTTGGAAGGATCACTTGCCGTCTTTACCCAAGTAATAATATTACCAGCAGAATTCATTAACCAAGTTAATTCTGCTACTGCTTCTTTTACTACCCCAGCTATAACTTCAATTATTCCGCCTAAAACTATTCCAACTTGGGCGCCCCAAGATCTCCAATCCGTTGTATTAGTTCCTAAATTTTTTGTGATTTGGTCGAAAATAACAATCATGGAAGCCGCAAAACCTGAACCTGCTTCATTGGCATTTGTCATAATACCTGAGAGTGATTCGCCTACTGCTGATTTCATAAGTTCCATGGAAGTGGCAACGCGCATTTTTGAAGTCTCAAAATCATCGGAAACTGCGTCTAAAGTTCCACCTACTTTTCCTAAAATAGCGTCTAAGATTTCTACCTGCGACTTGCCTTGCATATAACCAACGCCTAACTGGTTCATGGAACGCTTTTGGCCCATCATGGCTTGATAAACCATATTAGAAGATTGGGCTAAACTCATACCTCTTAGTCGGGCTACATTCATAGAAGCTTGTAGCGCACTAACGGCTTCGGAAGCATCCCCAGTTTTGATGGTTAAAGAACTCATACCAGTAGAAATATCTCCCACAGAAAATCCAGTGCTTAGAGCAAGACTTTTTATAAATTCATCATTCTTTTTAATTTGAGTATCATTAGCTCCCATACTTTTTAAAACATCGCCGACAATCCCTAATTTATCTGAAACTTCAGCAAAAGTATCTAAGGAATCTTTTAGAAATTCTACTCCTTTTTTTGCTGCAATGGCAGCGGAATAAATACCAAGTAAGGGTGCTGCTACTTTTGCAATACCCCTTACTCCTGAACTTAACCTAGTCCCTAAATTTGGTGGAGTTGGCGGAGGAGCAGGAGCAGGAACACTTCCATTTTGTTTATTCAGACTTCCCAAGGGTATAGCTGTAACTGTACCTGCCCCAGCAACAGCTTTAGCGACAGCTGCCGAAGTTGTAGCAGCGTTGGTTGCTGCTGCTACTTGCCCGGTGATGGCAGCAGTATCCACTTGCAATGCTAAGGGTTTAAGTTTTCCCCCAACTCCATTTATGGCATCGGTAATATTGTCCGCTGCCGCACTTGCCGTAATAACAAAGAGGGCATCCAAATTCTTAGTTAAAGCAGCAAAAGCGGTATAAATATTTTCCGTCATGCTTTGAAAAGCTTGAGTAACTACGGTTAAATCTGCTAAAAAACCAATAGGTACTTGTATGCCGGCATTTTGGGCCATTATTTCACCTCTTTTTCAAATAATTTTTTATTTTTCATGCTTTACCACTTCTCAACTTCTGAAATAAAATCCTCGGCAGAAACAAGTTTATAGCCTTCGCCCCTAAGAATAGTTCTTAAACCAATACCTACTAGTAAAGGCATTTTCACGATATCAGAATAACTAACCTTATAAGTTTGACTGTTTATATAATCTAAAATATAACTTAAGCTATAATTAACCCTTCGGAGGGTTCCTTCGTCCCAGTTTCGGGGATCGAAGGCTTGAAAAAATTTCCCCACTCCTGAGAGACCTCTGAAAATTTAGCAGTTTTCTTTTCTAAAAGCGGAAGGCCCGTTCTTGCTCTTGCCATATTTACGACATAAAGCACCAAGTCTATAGAAGGCTTAGACATATCTTCTACACTAAAAAAACATACCTTAAATTTAGTTTGGATATCTTCCACATCTTGCAAGGTTAAATCGTTATAAATAAATTTGTTATTTTCCATAAGTTAACTCCTAAATCTTTTTAAGTTATAAGAACTTGCGTCATCTTTCCAGTATATTTATGCCAGCCAGACTTTACAATATCAACATCACAACTGGAAACAATACCTGTTGCCGTTTTAGTTACCGAAGTATGAGCATAAGAAGGATCTGTGGTTACGCTAACTGCCATTTCAAAACCTATTAAATCAAGAGGAAAAGCTGCTAAGCCATCCGCTTCGAATTCAAAACTTGCTTCTTGTTTCTTTTCTGAAATATTTGAATCTACAATGCTTTGGCCTTCGTTGTTACCCGCCAAATCCTCTTGCTTTGAAGTACCCGAAATCTTAATATTTTCCAAAACTAAACTAGTGGGCGAACTAATAGTAAGCCCCTCTGCGGTTACTGAAGCCGCCGAAATTCCTCTTTGCATAGGTGTAGGTGTTACAGGTATGTATGCCATGTTATTTTACCTCCATAGTAAAATTTTTTAATAGCCAAAAATGTTTATTTTTAAAACGGGAACCACTGGAACAGCATATACCGCCCAGAAAGAAGCCCAATCAGAAGTCACGCCGGGTTCAATAGCTATATTCGGAGGCGTTTCCGTTGCTTCAATAGCTTTATAAGCCACAGAAGCATGATATACTAAATTATCTTTTACATAAGTAGTGCCAATTAACCAAGCCGAAGGATTTGTCCCCGGTATTGAAACTGCGTCATAAGTCAAAGTAATATCATCCTTAAAATAGCGAGTGAGTAAATTTGAAGTCAAAGTCTTCCCCGCTGGAACAGTAAAAACAAGGGGTAATATCACGCCCCAATTATCTGGCTTTGTAGCAAAACTTACCGTGTGATTAACACTATCTTCATTCTTTATTTCAAAAAAAGACTTGTCATCTATCGAAATTAAGTTTCCATCTACGGCACAAGGAACGAAAACTCTTTCCGTCAAAGTAGTTACGGCAAGAAAATCTGTAAGCGTTTGTTTAGTTAATTCGACTGCTGCCATTTTAATCCTCCCCTAAAATATGATTTGCAATATTAAAATCTAGATGTAGTCGCTTAAAGTCCCCAATAGAACTTGAATAAGCGGTGATTAAGTAAAAGTTGTAAAGCCGCATACCTGCTTCAATATAGGTAGTCATAACATCAGCGTTTTCATTGGTAATTAAATCCAACCCATAAACATAAGTTATAAAACCCGTCCAGCCCTGAATTATCCTATATTTGTAAACATAAAAAGGAACATTTTTTACCATATCAATATCGGTATCGTTTTTTACCGGGGCAATTAGCGACTTAAACTTTTCCAATTCTGGCGGCAAAAGGGTTTCAATATAAATTTTAGCCAAAGCAGTATAGTTCTCTATCTTTTGCGCGGCTAAAACTTTTTGTTCTAAGGTCATCTTAAACCCCCATCAAAGCGTTCATTTCTTTAATAAAATTAGTTTGTACTAATTGTTTATACTTAGGCATATTAACATCCAGAGTGGGCCAAACAAAAGCGTGGTCGCTTTGATATTCAAAACCATCCTTAGAAAAAGGACCTTCTGTATCTTTAATATTAAACTCCATATTTTCCGCATAATAAATACCACTAAAAGAAGCCATTTTGTTATCGCCTACCAAAACATCAAACCCATAATTTTGAGGGCCTAATAAATAGGGAAGACTTGTTCTAATAGAAGCTCTTAAAACACCAGCCGTTCTTGGTTGGCTGTTAGAACTAAAATCGATGGATTCGTAATCTTCAAAAGCCGTTAAAGAAGTAATTTTAATGTCGTTTTCTACGATTATTCTAACTAAATCTAGAGTTTTTGTCATAGCAATTTCTACATTCTTATCGAGAAAAGCGGTTAATTGAGGAAGCATATCGGAAATTTTTACGGTAAACATTTATTCTTTTTTCCAAGCCTTTCCAACTAAATCTTTCTTTTCTTGAAGCGCCAAAACCAAGAGATTATCTAAAACTTGTAAGGCAACTATTAAATAAAGTTGGTTGTTTTCATCTTTTAGATAATAACCTTCTTTAATCAATAAGTTATCTACATTAAGCGAAGTTACATCCAGATAGGCAAGGAAAGAATAACTAATATCTATACCAAATTCAGAAGTTTTGAAAGGATTGATATTATTTCTAACAATTATACCTTCCGAAGCCCCAAGATATTCAGGATCCTTATAAGTAGGAACTCCTTTAATAATGGTATCTGCTTTAAGTTCGTAGAATTGGCAAACCATCATATAATTTGGAAAGCCTAAAAGATCCAACATTAGCGTCTCGCTCTTGTAGTGCCTAAACTTCCATAAACCTGCGTTCTCCAATGGGCGATAGCCTGCGCTAACTGATCCCCTTTGTTTTCACTCAAAGCCCCCATAGAGAAAGAAACCGGGGCTAAGGTTTGAATAGCATGTAGCAAATCTAAAATAGTTTTTGCTTCGGTAAGTTCTTCATAATCGGAATTTCTAACATAGAGCCGAATTATTTTTTGATTAGCCGCTTCGGTCTTATAATATTGTTCTATTATAGGACATAAGTCTTTTATGTTGCTAACTATCAGTGTTTCATTAACCGTCATTTAGCCACCTTCTAAAAAAGGGGTAAGCTTTTGAGGCTTACCCCCGATTTCTTTATTAAAACTAAGCACCAGCCTTGCCGAAAGTAACCACAACCATGCTTTCAGGATAAACGGTCTTGATACCAAAGAGAACAAGTTCCTTGAAGAGAGTAGCGAACTCTTTTTCCATTTGGGATACCACAATCTTATCCAAGAACATAGCCATTGTAACGGCACTTCTGTGCATCGCCATAACCTTCCAAGTATCTCCGTCTTTTGCAACGAAGTTGCTCTTGTAGATTGAGAACCCAGCCGCTTCTCCAACAAAACCGGTAGAAAGCGCGGTTTCGGAAGTAGCAGTACTCTTGGCAATAAAACGGTCATCCTTCTGTAAATAGGCATAGACCCAAGGCGGAAGAATTACTGCTCTATCGGTATCAGGAACATTCTTCTCATCTAAGAGAACGCTAGCATCCACAAGGGTTTCATAAACATTCCCAGTCCCTTCAGTAACAACGGGAGTTACGGGCGTAAGGGTTTCGCCGATAGTATTGCCGGTAAGCACATTAACATATTCCCCAGCAAGCGCCGTTTCTATTGCGGCCTTTACCTTTGGAACTGCTAATTTAATGCCTTCGCTGGTTAGATTAACAAAAATCTGCGCTTGATCATAATCCTTCACTTTGAAGTGAAGTTGATAAGCTTGGTCAATCACTAATTGAATATCATCGGAAACAAGATCGTCCCCGTCGGTATTGATCGGGGCGCCGGTATAAGGCTCAACTACGACGCCGGTGATGGTGTCGATAGCAACTACCATGCCTTTCTTTAAAACCATTTCAGACTGCCAATCGTAATTGATAGCCTTGGCATAAGAAGCTTGCGCTTCAAAAGCCATCTTGAGTTTAGTACTCCATAAAGTTTGCTCTAAACTAGTTAGATCCGCCATTTCAATTTACCTCCATAGTAAATTATTTATTTTTTATTTTATTAAACCTTTCTTCATTTGCTCTTCTATTACATTTGCAAATTTCTTTTTTTCCTCATAACTCATACCTTTTATTTCTTCCGCAGTATAAATATGTTCGGCAGTAGCGGTTACTTTTCCAGAAGTACTAGTTAAGGGGGCTTCTTTCTTAGTTCCAATTAGATAAGGTTTATCTTTGATTAACGCAGCTAAGACCTTATCAAAACCAAGCACATTGCCGTTCTCTTCTACTGTATATAAATCCTTATAATCCTCTAAGGCTCTAAAAGCCAAATCTGGATCAATAATGTTTAATTTCTGAGCGGCAAGAATAAATTTATTCTTCATAGTTGAAGTAAGATAATCGTTTTTCAATTTCTCGTATTGAGCATGTTCGGTTTCATAAAGCGTTTTGAAATCATTAGTTTCTTTCAAACGATTAGCATCTTCTAAAGCTTTTTGAGTTTTTAGATCCTTATTTTCTTTGGCTAATTGACGAATTCGGTCATTGGCCTTATTACTTTGAATTTCTTTAATATCTAACTCTTCAACCTCGTCTTCTTCTGCTTTAACTTCTTCCACTTTTACTTCGCCAGCTTTTACTTCTGCAACTACTTTATCTGCCATTTTAATCTCCTTTTGCTACTTAAAATCAATAGAAAGCGCTTCTACTGCGAATTACTTAATTTTAAGGGCTACAACTTTACGAGTTGTTAACGAATTGAGTTTTACGCTACTCCAGCGTCAGAACCATTATCGGGATTAACCGCAGGAAGTTCCGCCACCTGTGGAACTAAGGCTTCGTTCCCATAACTTTGAACCCCAGTTGTGGGAGTTGCCGCCTTCGCAACATTTTTTAATAAACCATCTGCTTGTTCTTGCTTTATATTAGCAATTATTGAAGCAATTTTTAGCGCAGGCACGCCTTGTCTTGAATGATAATCCTGTATTGAAAGCAACCCTGCTTGGAATTCTTTAAGGTCATCTATCTTATTGCCAAATTGAGCGGGATCTTCCCATTCAATATCTACCTTAGTAATTATTCCAGATAATAACAAGGCTTGCTTCAAAATCTTTTTTAATTGGTTAGAAAAAGCCTTTTGACTTGCGCGAACTTTGTCGGTTTCTGCGCGTTGAAGCGCCACTACGCCAGCCCCCGTTTGCACGGAAGTAGTTTGTAGATAACTGATAGAAGTAGCAGTTATAATTGCCAAATGTTCTATTCTCTTATCTACGGCAGTAAAGAATTGCCCTATATCTTCCCCCGTTATTTTTCCAACCGTTTTAACTTCTGGCCCGAGGGTCCAAACATCATAAGGCTTTCTTCCAAGCCCTTTAACAATAGTTGGCCCGGTATCATCGGACTTTTTAACTTCTTTCTCGGTTATTTCCGTATCTACGCCGATAATATAGATTTGGCCGCTTGCTTTGAACAAACCGCTTTCCATAGCTTCTAAAAGCCATTGATTTATAGAATCTTGGATCCCTATACCATTTTCTATTTCCGAAATACCGCCTCGGTTCTTTATTTCAAAGATAGGAATAAAGCCAGCTGGATTAGGGCGCACCGAAGGAGTTTCACCATCTAAATAAGGAATTGGAAACCGCTCTCCCGCAGGCGTGAAGTAACTTTCTATTCTATCGGGATAATATTTTTCTACCCTTTCAATAGGTCTTCCATTAAAATCTAAATCCAGCCAAGTTTTAATCACGGAAGTAGTTATATTTATATTTTCAGCATCTACATTTTTTCTAATATTTCGAGGATCTAAAACAATGATATCTATTAAATCGGCTTCCTTGTTATAAAGTAGTTGTAGATAACAACGCCCAAATAAGCCCGCGGTAGAATAAATTTCGTGTTCTAAGGTGTCAAAACCAATGTTTTCTAAATATTCATCTACTTGGGGTTGAAGCGCGGCTTCGGAAGCCGTGATAGATTTTATTCCCAACATATGCACATAACTTTCTAAAACTGGGCGCAAGAAATTTGTAACAACTTCTCTTTGAGAAATTTCATCTCTCACGATTTTAGGAATTTTTATATTTATATTGCCTAAGAGATAGCGTTCCAATAAATCATAATGTTGATTTTCTAACCTTTGCTGGTTTTCCTCATTTTGTAAAAAAGAATATTCTACGGGGGTTATATTCCATTCAGTAAGAGGATTTGGATTACCAAAATTATCTGTCATTTTCCACCTTCCCTAAGCATACCTAATAGTATAAGCTTTGTTTGATTTATGTTCTTGTAGCATATTATAAGCCCCACAGCAAGCATCTACTATATCATCATGCGCGCCTAAGGGAAACATAGAGAATTCATTTAGTAAATCAATGTTCCATTGCGCTACTAAAATACAAATTAAACCATTTTCAGCGGCAGACGAAAAAAGTTCTGCCCGATTTTCTTTACTACCCGTAGTCCTATAAGCTTTGAATTTGAAACCCTTAAAGACGGAACCCGCATAACTTTGGGCTTGTTCTAAACACGATTGCCCGCCTTCCTGTTCCATACCATTATAAACTTGTAAGCCATCGCATTCCGCTATCATTCTTGCCATAGCCCTTACGGCGCCGGGCG